GTAGTGATACGCTGCCATTACGCAGCCGTTGTACTTCATTCCCGCTTATTGTCTCTGTTATTTATTTACCACCGTGTATCTCACGGCTGGCATAGTTTAAACTATTATATCCAATAGAACATCTATGCTGTTGGCATATTCAAGAGGCGAAACATTTTACGCCCACCAACGTTTTTAACGCTTAATGCGGCTCCAAGAGCACCAAGGGCTGTTGGAAGAGTACCGAGTTTATCTACAAGAGCAGTAGCACCGGAAACAAGGTCTGTTAATAATGAAATTCCAGTTTTAACTGTGTCGGTGTCGATTACAGTTGCCCAGAACTCTTGGCATCGATTGGTGAGTTTCTGAATACGACCATCGACACTTTCGAGTTGTTTGTTAAGCTCCTCAATGGCTGATCCATTTGCTTCCTGGGATGATTTTAAAACCTCTTCGAGCTGTTTTGGATCTTGTAAAATTGCCGATGCGATATTCGAACGGTTCTTACCGGCCAGCTCTTCGATTAAAGCCATAGCATGGTTTGTGCCAAGTTTTTTGTCTTGCTCTTGGATCTCTTTATATACTTTTGCAATCCCTAAAAGAATTTCATAAGTATTTTTATAGTTCCCATTATCATCAAGGATATCAAACCCTTTATACTGGTTCGATGCAACTGCGGTGTAATCTTTAATGATTTGTTGTTTCTTGGAATTTGTTGCCTTTACGAAAGCATCAATTTCCTCATTCATTGCAGATAACTCTTCTTCGGCTTCTGATGTACCAACCAATCTTAGAGAGATCGTGCGGAGACCGGCCGCGACACTATCTGCATCCTGAATCGTTGCATTCGCTGTGGTTACAAGGGCCGCAGCTTCATCGATTGTGTTACCCATAAGAGAAAGGGTAGCTGAAGACCTTTGAAGAGCAGATGCTAACTCATCAGTCGAGATCGCATAATTGTTGCCTACTTCATTGAGTTTATCGACGATGGTTAATTTGTCCAGGTCTTTATAAGCCTGAGACATAGATACAAGAGATTTCGTTGCATCTTCAATATTATCAAATTCAGATACATTTAAAAGGATATTTGCATCCTTCGCAGCCTCTTTCGCATCCTCAATTCCCAGACCTAATCGCATCCAGTCAGCCGTGGAGTTTTGTATTTGAAGAGCAGTCGTTCCAACAGCATTCGCAATATTAAAACTTTCCTCTTGGAAACTCTTCAAAGATGCCACTGACTCATCAGATACCTTGCGCATTTCTGTCATAGCAGTATCTAATTCACGTACAGTGTTTACACCTTCACCAATGTATCTCACAAAGTCATTGAAACCAAAATATGTACCGAGCTGACCGACAAACCCATAGAATGCCTTATCCTTAAGAACGTCTAAAAAGCTCCGTCCTTCTTGACCAGCTTCTCGGATCTGGGACTGTAAGCGAATAAACTGATCAGTAAGATTCTTTACGTTTGCATTTGGGCCATCATTTTCCAACTGTTTCTGTAAGGATTTTAACTGCGTCTTGAACTCTTTTGCCATTCCAGAGTTCTTCTGAAGATATTCTCCAATTTTACTATACAGTTTCGCACGAGAAAGACTATCAGATCCTTTTTCAGCAGCCGACAGTGTTTTAAAGGAAGTTTCGGAATCTTTGAGCTTCTTTCTGAGATCATCAAACTGTTTTAACTGTGCGGCAGAAACATAATCCTGTTTGCTTACTGTCGCCTGAAGGGTACGAAGTTCCTCTAATTCTGCTTTGTATTTATCCATCATTGTAGAATAATCAGAAGAACGCATACCATCTACTGGCTTACCGGTTTTGACATTATAATCAACTTTTCCGATTAGCGTGTTCATTTCCGAAAGTGTCTTTTCAAGAGCGGTTTTCTGTTCTTTAATAGCGCTGCCCAAATCGCTTATTTTTTCGCTTACAGACTGTTTATAGTCAGAAATGCTAATCTTGTTATTTCTGAGCTGTTCGTTCAGACTTTCAACTTCAGTTTTGACATTGGAAAATTCAGAAGTTAAATTGGATGGAACCGTGAGATTATTGAGACTTTTTTCAGCTTTCTGAATTGCAGATTCTGAGTTTTTAAGAAAACTCTCTGGATTCTTAACCAGCAGTTTGTCTATCGCGCTGGCGTAACTTTTTAAAGTACGATTACCTTGAGTTAATTCATTATCAAGCGTTTTTATTTGCGCCGTCACACCAGGGAATAATTCTTCGAACCGACTTCCGCCGGTAGCAGACTTTCCAAATGTATTTTCTATGCTTTGAAATTTCTGCTGTGTTTCTGATAAAGCATCATTGATTTTATCCGCTTGCTGCCACGCCTTATAAACGTTCTGAACATAAGTAGAATAAGGATCGGTATTAACATTCTTAAAAGAATCTGATTCACCCTGAACCGCATCGGCAGAATCTTTTGCGCTATCCTTTACTTTTTTGTTTGCATCGACGAATTTCAGCTTCGCGTTTGCGGCTTCAGTAGCATTTTGGGCGGTTTCTTTTAGCTTGTCCGCTTCTCCTTCAATAGAAACCTTAGAATCCTTTGCAGAGGCTCCTGCGGCATCAGGAGTAGCATTCTTTGGTGTTGAAATATTCGTTTTAGGAGATGCTTTTAACAGTGTCTCTAACTGTTTTTGCAAGTCTGCAATTTCAGATTTTGCTTCATCAAGAGATTTCGACAAACTATCAGTAATGCCTTTAAAATAATCATTGCTACCAGTGAGCTGTTGGTTTTCAGCTTGTAAGTTTTCAAGTTCTTTTCTGAGTTTGAAAATTACATCAGTGCTCTCAAGTGCAGACTCTCTAAAATGCTCAAGCTCTTCACTACCTACACGGAATCCCTCGTTCCATGCTTCGGCAATATCATTGTCCGTGTGCATTTTCTCCATAGTTGATTTAAGATCGGAAATTTGTTTTTTTAAATCATCAACTTGAGAAAATGTTTTATCGAGGTTTAAAATAGAGTCGATTTTTGTACCATCGTTGACCATTTTGATGATACTAATTAGGACATCTTTAATTGCTTCAATAGAAGAAAGTTGCTGAGTTAATTCTTTCCCATTTAACTCGATTTTTACATTTTTAAACTCTCCCTGAATAGAAGAGATTTTCTTTATTACATCTTTGTCAGAAACATCAAACTGAATCTCAATTCTATTTCCATCGGCACTTTTCTGAACTTGGTCCATAGTACCGTTATAATTCTTTATAAACTCAGCTAAACCGGATTCATAATCAAACCCAATTTTAATAATATCTGAATTATTCGCCATTTATTTTCACGTCCTTTCACTCAAATAGATAATCTTTTTCGATACTCATTTTTAAGATCATCGTGGTATTTGTGTAACTCGTTATAAAAAGAAAAACTTGCCGGTTCTCCATATCCACCGTGATAATTACCACCATGCCACGTACCTGCTGGATTATAGATATATGTGCTCATAAATCCCCATGGTGTAATTGGAGTTCCACTAATGCCAGGATAACTTTCCATTGGTCCTGGGATCTTCACACCGCCAAAATAAACAGAACCATTTTTTAGATATTTTTCATAACCACCATAGAGGTTATAGGTTCTTTTGTAATGCCAGCGGTAGTCGAATTTGATCGGATCGGAGTAGTACCAGTCCACAAGCCGTTCTGTGAAATCTGTTAATTTCTGTGAGGCTTCTTTTGCCAGACTATTTGCCTTTGCCTTTCCGAGCTGTTTTAATCTTTTTTGCGCTTCTTTACTAAGTGCCATATAATCCTCCTAATTTTTTACATAAAAATACCTCTCATACATTTGACCGCATGAGAGGTTGCAAATTTCGACATTTTAAGTGTATAATAATATTGTTCAGCCTTCCGCCCTATGCACTTGGACCCGTGGGGATCACGGGAGTGAATATGGTAATGTCAGGTACGCATGACACGCCATCGAAGGTCTATGGCTCTTGCGCCAGAAAGGAGTATATAAATGGCGACGTTCATCTTTATCGTCATTATATTACTAATGGTCGGTCTTCCGATTTGTCTTTATGTACGACACCACCGTATGAAAGACTTAGAAGTAAAGATTGGCTTTTTAAAAATCCATTGTTCCTTTTTTAAGGACTAACGGCACAAGAGGGAAAAATTATGAAAGACATAAAATGGGTGTTCGTGCTAAACCAAGTACGACGCCCATTTTATTTTCCGTTTGAAACTCGAATTTTATATTACTTTAGAATCTTTAATTTAGCACCAGTAGCCACAATTTTCGCAAGCTTATCAATATGTTCCTCATCAAGCTCTCCAAGTTGATCTGCCAGTTTTTCAAGAAATGGATTCAGTGTTACTCCGATGAGAGTTCCGAAACGTTCCACCTGATCACTTACAAATTTCTGTGGGGAATCATAATAGGAGAGTGTATCAGATACTTTCATATCAACGATACGAGAAAATTCCGCGCGTTCATCTTCTGGAATTGATGCAAGAATATATTCGAGAATCCCAGAAGATCTGAGCATATCATATTCCTCATAAAATCCTGCTGTCTCTACAGTTAGATTCGTATACTCTTCCACAATAATGCGATAGAAGAGAAGTGTTCTCCCAACAGAATCATTTTTAATTCTACCGGTTTTCTCTCTAATCGATTTTCCATCAAGATCTTTCTTCTCGATAGTTTCAAAGCATGTAACGCTTACAAGTCTTTCCGCCAGTGCTACTTTTAAATTAAAAGGAATATATTTTTTAACTTCAAGATAATCCTTTAAACAATCTTTCTTTGTTTTTTCTGTTGCGCAGTTTTCGTATCTTTCTACAAACGCTTTAATTCCAATTTTTTCCATTAATCCTTTTGCTCCTTTTTCTTTTTATCTTCTTTGCGAAGCTTTTTTAACGTATCGTATTCAATCCAACCGCCATATTTAAGATTACGGCAAATAAATGTAAGATTGATTTCAGGATATTTTGCCCATACCAGTTTTCGCTTCAATAAACTCATTTGGTCAGGATTTCCCTTCACGTCGAAGACCTGTAAAGTATCGTCTGCCCAGACTACATTAAAGTCTGATCGATACTTAATTGGTAGAATTGTTTTATCGTTATATTTAAATTTATCCTGCAAAACATATTCTACCTGACGCTCATATGATTTTATTTCTCCACTTTCGAGACGTGGTTCAATAAATTCCTTGACAAACTGCATCTCAGTTAAACTATCGTAAAGAATACCCTTATATGTACGTTTTTCCTTTCCTTTTTCAGAAATATCTACATGGTATTTAGAACGTTTCTGCACTTACTCACTCTTCTCCATCTTATTTTCTGTAATCGCTGTAGCAGAATCCTTTTCAAGATACTGTTTAAATACCTGATGAAGACCTGTACTTGCCAAACCAGAAATGAGACCAGACAGCACAACCTCCGGAGTAAGCATCCATCCCTGGATCCAGGCTGCGATGATAACGCCAAGTAAAGCACAAATAGTTGGAATATACTTATTATCTACGTCCTTTACCCATTTCTTTAAAACAAAACCTACACATAAGCAAATGCCAACGACTACTGGCATCATATAATTCTGTAAAAAATCCATAAATATTTACCTCTATTTCAAATCATAACTACACCACTTTTTATAAACTTCAGTGGTATCAGCTTTTAGAAAAATCATTGCCAAAATAATATTGCCCGTCTCTCCGTCAACACTTGTATACAAGTCGATTGGGAACACACCATTCTTTATATATAACAAGTATTGTTTTGGATTAACTATTCTTACAACCTCGTGATAATCATAATTTCGAGATTTTAAATTAGTTTCAATCAATAATCCGCTCAATCCTTTCCGTCGTAAAAAATAGGGAATACAACATCAAACAGTAATGTTATATTCCCTAAATATTTGGAATTAAAAAATCACTGTTCAACATCGTTAAGTTCCTTTTTGGAAACTCTAAAAGCTTTAATTTTCTTAGAATCCGATAAATTGTCAGACTCAACATTATTCTCTTTTTTCATCTCTTCTTTTTCAAGAGACGATTTGATTTTCTTGAATGTTTCTCTGTAGCTGCCTACTAATGATTCATCATCAAGCTTTAATTTATCAAGTTTATCTTTCGCATCATTCGCAGAAATCTCATTATTCTCATATAAGGACATTGTTTCATAAATGTTTTTACACTCTTCGGAGCAAAAAGTGAACAACCATAATGGCTTGTCCTTATCTTTTCCACATTTCGGACAAAAAGAATACTGTTTTCTACATACTACACAGGTTCTATAATCTTTCAATTGGACCTCCTAAAATAACCGTGGGACGATTTTTCATCCCACGGCCAAAATCGTTCTATTAAACGTCTTCCTCTTCGTCGATGTAATAGATCTCAACCATAGTCTGATTAACAGAGCATGTATCTGTAAGGATCGCACCTGTGTAATTCATTGTCTGAGAGTCACCACCCTGAAGGGCAATAGTAACTTCTGGACTTGGCATGAAGGACGGAATATGAATAACTGCAGCCTTGTAGTTTTCTGTATCACACTTGTCAACAACAATTGCCTTGAAGAATAACTCGTGTGCCTTCGGATACTTATTGCCGGAAATAGTAATCTTTGCACCGCTCTTTACAGTCTTGTTATATCTAACGATATACTGAACTTCTTCTGTATCTGTCGGAGGAGTAAGAGTATGAGACTCCTTGTCAATCTTAAATTCACTTACGGATTCACTTGTGCCAAGAGTATACTCCTTACCCATAGATCCCTTTACTGAGAGTGCATTTACAACAACGGATCCTTCTACATAATCCTCAATGTCGAGTGTTTTTCCAGCTTCGACAGTTGTAAAAATTGGCATAACAATACCTTTTTCAGCTGTTGCAATCTCAGCATCAGTAGCGGAAATTGCCTCAAGCACTGCAAGATTTAAGAATGCGTTTGTTGCAGTAACAGTACCCTGCTTACCAGAATACTTTCTATATACGAGATTACCGTCCTTATCTGTGATATCTGTAGAATCAGCTGTAATCTCAATGGATGCTTCTGAGAGTTGTGTTAAAGCGTAAAGTGGCTTACCTTTGGATGTAGCACCATAGCCAAACTGTAGTCTATCGACGATAACGTCACCTAACTTAAATGCCATTTTAAATCCTCCTTATTGGTTTATTTAAATAAAAAGAACGGCATTACGCCGCTCTAAGTTTTCGTTTTCTATTCACTTCTCATGAAGTTAAACAGTTCTTTGTCGATCTTGCTCGTGTCGCAGAATCCGGAATAACTTCCAGACAATAAAGCACGAGTTTGTTCATAAATTTGGACACGTTTCACCGCATCATAGAACTGATATATTTTTACTTGCCTTAATTCGTCCAATCTATATTTGAAGCCAGGATGATTTATCATCGCTGAAATCACCGGCAGCAAACTGGATTTATATTGTTTGTTGGGATCTTCTGCGGCAAGTTTCATCTGATCCTCTTGAATCATCCATGCCCTGACAGTCTTTCCTTTTGCTTTTTCTACCTTTGGATGTATGTTCATAAATGTTCTTATGTACTCTGCAATTTCCATATATTCATCCTCTGTGATTAGATCTTTGGTCCTTTTATTAAAAAGCCCAAAGGTTTTCTCGCCATCATCCCCTACATATGAAATTAGCTTATATTCCGTTATATCCGTATCAGGGAAAATGATTTTTAATTGAGAAAAATCTGTAGTGGGTATATTGGACAGCAAACCAAAGACTTCGATGTCTTTTACCTTGCACCAGTTTTTAATACCCATGTTCCAGAGAGAGAGTCGAATAGAAGTGGAGTTCTTTGTAAAAGGAGAGAGTGCAGAATAGATCTTGGATTCGCCAATATCAATTATGTCACCAATTGTTGGCTGGCAAATTTTAATACCATGAACAAAATAATCCTCGCCAAAGAATAACTTTAGTTCGTCAAAATGATATTTATCTTCTTTTGAAGAATTCTTTGAAGCTTGTTCCTGAATAACCGCCGCTTGAAGTTTATCTAATATTTCAGAAGAGTTCATTGGATCACCTTCTTAACTGATAGTTGTTCATAGTGGTTTTTCCGCCATGTGGAGTATTAACCAAGCCATTTGTATCAACAAGCTGGAAGACGAGGGTTTTCGTAATAAAATTATTATCAGTAAGAGATTCCTTGGAAGAAATGATATGTGTTTGCATCCCAAAAATATTAGACCAATTAAATCGTTCTCGAATGATAGAAGCAATTAAATCATGACGTGGAATATCTGTTTCTTTATCAATTGCATTCTTGCCGTTCACGAAAATTGTAAAAGTGATTTGTGTATACTTTAGTCTATCATTATATCTCGCAAGTTCATCAAAATTAACTTGATAGCAAAGATAGTTCATAACCAAATCCTGAGTTTCTGGGAAATACAAAAATGGTCGAATATTAGAATTGTCGCCAAAATATAATTCCCATTCGCCATGTGGTTCATGAGTCTGTGGATCCCAATTTATATCGCCATTATCCGTGAATAATTCGGACTCAAATTTTTTATTATTTAATGCGTATAATAGCTCAGGGCACCCCATAAATGTTTTTTTGATTTTTGCCTTATACTGAATTCCTTCATCATCGGGGGTGAGCGAATATACTCCAAGCTTTTCAAGAAGATCTTTCTTTGTAATGAGTTCAGTCATAACTCACCTCCTAATAAAGTTCGAAATCAGCCATGGAGCTAACAATCTCTGTGTCCATAGTTATTGTACACTTTACTGTAAGTATCTTAGTAAGATAGGTTTTTTCTGCTGGGAACTTGACCTTTATCTGATTGTAATCCGATGTATTTTTCAACCATGTTACTTTATCAGTCATATCCTCTTCATCAACACAACATGTCCATTTAAATACAGCAGTAGAATAATTTTTTGAAATATTCAAATTAGATTTGTCAAAAATATTTACTGTAAGCATTTTGTATGACGGACTTCCGACTTTCAGTTTTGCTGTACTTGCAGAAATTTTTGCATATATTTCTTGTGTCGGAATATCAATTCTTGGTTGCTCAATTGGTTCAATAGAAGAATCATACCAATCAGCATACATTCCAATGACATTCCCCTTGGAATCTTTTTCAATCAGATCTCTTGTTTGATCAAATGTATCCTGATACAACGTAAGCTTTTGAATTCCAATAGGAGCAGCGTTTTCGCATTTGGAGATAACCCATGCCACAGGATGTTCAGTTAGAGCACCAAGAAGCACTCGCATATTCTTGTTATCATCAGTCGTGTACCAAATTTTTTCGGAAATTGGATTGAGTGGCAACCAGCATTTTTGCTGATTCTGCTGAGTCTGAAAATAATAGTCTCTCCAGAGACCAGAATTATACGAATTCTGCTGACGTAAAACAGCCCACATATTTCTTTTAATTCTCTGATCCTTATTCTTTTCTACCCACATTAAATTATAATTACATGGAAGAATCAAATATTTTGGAAATTGGTTAGCTGGCTCAGAAGAACATATAAGCCACTTCCGATATACCATTTTATCATCAGGAATATCCACGTAACAGCCTATCGGGAATTCAACTCCGTAGCGTTGCCTGTAGTCTGTCTCGAAATAATATAGTTCATCATTCTGATCAAATTCAACCGGCTGCGATGGGCGAAACTGCAGGTAATATTCAACCTGATCCTTGTCAATTGACTGATGTGACTTTACAATAAATTTTGCATCAATGCGAGTCTTTGTTGTGTTTCGATATGTCATATGATCTTTAAGACGGGGCTGATCATCATGAAAATAATCATAAATATAACAAACTTTACTCTGTGGGTCTGTATCCCATGTGTATTCCATCGCCCAGTCCGCATTTTCTTTATGAATTTTCCCCAGCGTTTTCGCACCATTTGTGATTATGGCAGATGCTCGTTTAGAAGTTGATAGACTCGGCATTCTTGTCCACCTCCTCGAACATCATTTTAAGATAACCGTGTGCGTCAAGAATCAGTTTTCTGAATCTCCAAAACCTGTATTCGTTTTTAGGCTTTAAGACTTCCTCATAGGCGGCCTCAAGCGTAGACATAAAGGCTACCATTTGTTCCGGTTCGCCCATAAGGGTATTTAAAGCGCCATACCGCACAAGCAGATTTTTAAAATATTTAAAAAAATCTTCATTGTCTTCAAAGATGATATCTTCGGTATTTTTATCCTTATAAAGTAGCAATTTATGGATTTCTCCATGCATAATTGATACAGCAACATCAACTTGATGATCCGCAAATTTACCATATAGATAATCCATAATTAATCCTCCTGCTCAAGATAGGAGTTATGGACATACCCATGATCTCGAATCATTTTGTTAAACTGTAGTTTAAGACTATTCAGACGATCAATCATGTTAGAATGTCCGTCTAAAATTTTCTTTTCCTGAGTAGACCCAATAAATGGAGCTGAATATAAGATGGAATCAACCTGCGGCTGTAACCATTCAATCTCCATACCAAGAGAAAGTAGTCTTACGACAAATCGTATATCTGCACCGTCGCTTATCGGATGATTTAAAACAAATTCCATTCTCTGAACTTCATCATCCATTTCAAGTGTAGAAAACATATTTTCAACACGAGCATCACCCACAACTCGATTGAGACGTTCTGTATAAATCTCGGTTAAATCATCAGCAGACAAAGATAACTCTTTTGGATCGGTATATAAACCACGCGCGGCAGAGAATATTTTTTCATAGGAGAGTGTCATAAAGCACCTCCTTCATTAATTAACCTTTAATAGTAATTCGGTTCCAAAAAGCTCATCTAATACTTTAAGCCTATTTACGGAATCCAGAGTTCCTTCATCTACCATTGTAGCTGCAATTGTTTTAAGAGCATCTTGCGCCCCAAGTGGAAGAGTGGGAATAACCTTTTTCATCTGTGCTGGTGTCATCTTGATAATACTCTTTAAATCAGCAGTAGTATGAAGAGTGGAATAAACTTCATCAAGTTCTGGATGAAGTGCAAGGAAATCTGCATTCTGAACGATATAACGTGGTTTATACATCATCGCATCCTTGCTTCGCGCTGCATAATCAAGATCACGGAATTCAATTTCAACGATATCATCCATATCAGCAAAGGTATATAAAATCTGGCTCTTTGCGCCCTTTACAAACATTTCACCTGGAGTAATAGATAAACATTCAATGGTTTCCTCCGGCTGAAATTTCTTTTTTTCTGTTTTAAGTTCGGTTAGTGTAGTTGTGACAGATTCTGCATCTGTTTTCACTACACTTTTTTTAGTATAAGTCATTATTGATAATTCTCCTTTTAATCAGAAATCTCCTCGTGCAAATTAACACACGAGGAGAATAAAGTGGTCTAATATTAAGTAAAGCTCCAGAAGCCGAAATATCTTGGTAACATAACAGCCGTACCAAACTCTCTCTGTACTTCATATGTCTGGAAGTCATCGGAAAGATCACCCTTCTGCTGACCGTCTTCAATAATTTCAGTTTCACCTTTATCTGTAAACCATACGAACTGCTCCTGGTTTTTCGCAAAGATAAGAAGCTTGTCATTTGGAATAAGTTTCTTTGTTACGTCGTTAAGAGCAAAACGCTGTGGAATCTCGATAAGTTCTGTACCTTCATAAAAACCAAGTCTACCAGTGTTGGCAACAGATTCCTTCTGAGAATCACTTCTCCAATCAACCTCACAAAGAGCGTTGAGCTTTTTAAGAGCAGTTTTGGTTCCCATAATTACAACTTCTGCACCATTTGCCATACCAACGTCCTCAAGAAGAGTATCAAACTGTTCTTTTGTATCAGCACTCAGCGCACCAGTCTTCTTAAACTGAGACTTGTTTGGAAGCTTGTCTGCTGCATCAAATACACCGGCAAAGCACAGTTCCATAACCTTATATACAAATGCTTCTGCAATCTTATCGGTAAGTTCGGTAAAATCTATTCTGCCAAGGAGAATAAGATCAATATCAGAACCGATTTTCATACCATACTTGCGAGTATGAAGTTTAGTGCATGTACCTTCATTTAAGTGCTGGTATGTCATGTTATGATGATCGCCACTGATTTCAGCAACAACAAACATAATCTTGTCTTTTGTCCAATATTCTTCGTCGTCTCCGAGAGCGATGTTTCTCATATCGACATAATTTTTGAACCATTCATTCTCGCGGAAGCCAGTCTCTACCTTAAAGTCAACATCTGACTCGGTAAGCTCGAATACTTCCAATGCGTGTTTCTCTAATGCTCTCTTACGAATCTTTTTGGACTTAAGATCCTCTTCTGTAAGATCACATACCTCCATAAGAATTTTTCTAACGGCTTTGTTAGCCTCCTTCTTAGAAATTTTACGCTGATTACCATCTTCATCATATTCATAGATGTCGTTTCCATGGTTGAGATCATATGTAAGCTTCTTAAAATTCTTGTATTTATCTTCGTCTGCAAAAACAGCTCTTAAATGTTCTGTAGAAAATCTAATCATTGTCCCATTCACTCCTTTCAATTAAGCTATGATTTTAAGCTTTC